AACGTATAAGAGTTAATATTACTATTGCCTTTATACCGTGAAGAGGCACAGATATTCAAATAGTCAATAAAAATAATATCTGGTTTAAATGATTTCTTAAGAGAAAGTTCATTCAATAATGCTCGGAAGTGTCCTGCGTGTGCAGATGCAGTTGGATACTCTTTGATAATAAGAGTTCCTTGACTCTTTTTCCCAACTTTATTCAATTTAGATTCAAACATCACTTTAGGAAGTGATTGGATATCTTGAATATTAACATTCAGAAGATTTGAGTCAATACGTTCAGCAATCCTCTCTTCAGCCATCTCCAAAGTAATATACAATACGTTCTTACCTTGAAGAAGAACAGAAGCAGCAACATGGCACATGAATAGAGACTTACCAACACCAGTGCCTGCAAGAGCAATGTTGAGAGTTTTATTAGGAAGTCCACCCTTTGTAATCTTGTTGAAGAATTCCAAATCGAAAGGAATCTTATCCTCACGGTGGTGGTAGAACTCGTATCGTCTTTCAATATCCTTAAAGTAATCGTGTCCAATATTATTATCGAAAGAAACTGCCAAAGCATCAGAAAGAATACTAGGAATTGCATCTCTGTTCTTTTTTTCATCTTGACCATCTGCAATCTTAATAGATTCCATAAGAGCAAGATATATGGCACGATCTCTGCACCACTTCTCAGTAGTATCTACCAACCACTTATAATCAACGTCATTGTTATCCAACTTAGTCACATACTCACAAATAGTTTTGTATGTATCTTCAGTGATATCAGTACGTTTTTCAGTTTCAATAAGAAGAACTTCTTTAGTTGCAAGTTGCTCATATGCAACGATAAACTTACAAATCTCTTCAAAAACTACTTTCTCATGGAGGTTTTCAAAATATTCATTTTTAATAAATGGAAGAACTTTTCTACAATAATCATTGTTGAAAAGAAGATTCCTGAGAATAGTAGTTTCGACTTTTTCCATCATTTATAATGCAAATATGTACTGAGAATATATTTTGGATTGCTAATTGGTTCCAATCCTTTATGTGGGAACGTCCATAGTGGAGGAAAAACAATTAGTCTTGCTTTCTTTGGGTTAACTGTCAAATCTCTAAACTGAGTTTCACCTCCAGTTTCTACATCGTTCAAATACCATAGGAATGATAAAAACCTCCTTGCACTTTCATAATCAGAAACATCTACGTGAGTATCAAATGCTTCATTTTCATTTGGAATATATCTCTTTATTCTAAATTGCTCGAAGTTATGCTCTTCAGGAAAACATCTCTTATCAACAAATTCATAATAAAGATTCTTATAATCAAATGTTTTTTGAATAAAGTAATTATGTATGTTGGTTATTTCTTGAGTTTGTTTTGAATTTTCTGTCAGATTTATTTCAGTAAAATTTGGTCTTCGTTCATTCTCCAATTTAACTTGAAGATTGGTAGACTTTTCAAAATATTCTACCAAATAATCACAAACATATTCCTCTACTGAATCATCATAAATCTGAATAAAGTCATTAAGTTCAACCATATGAGAATTCTTTTTGTGCTGCTTCATCAAGTGCTTGCATTACTTCATCAGTGAAATATTTCTCTGGATTATCCATAATGGTCTTACCATACTGTGAGGTTCCATCAGGAACTTGATACCTAGTGCCAGACTTCTCAAATATACCATACTTTTCAGCAAGGTCAAGCAAACCATAATACTTATCAAGACCACGTTCATCATAATAAAGACGAACTTCTACAGTCTTATTTTCTTTACTCAGACGAGACTTATGAGTAGTTGCTTTAATAATATTACCAACTACCTCTGTGCCATCTTTTTCTTTTTTCTTAGAAAGATAGATGATGGTAGATGCTGCGTACTTAAGACCAGAACCACCACTCATTTCTTTAGTTGGAACATAAGAACCAACAACATCATAAGTGTGGTTTGTGACAATCATTGGAATCTTTGCTTGCCCCAACTTTAAGGTTAGCATCCTAAAAGCACCTTTGACAAGTTGGGATTTGGTCATATCACGAACTTGCTTATCATCCAAAGCATCTTGAATTTCTTTCTCTGTAGAAAGCATTCCCAGAGAATCAAGAACAAACATACAAGGTTTGCGTTCTGCTTCTTTCTTTTTTAGATACAAATCAACTGCTTTAAGTGCTTTAGAACGAAATTCCTCAATAGTAACAACATTAATCACAACAATTCTATTAATGTCAAGACCTCTACTTTCCAACAAAGATTTTGTTACAGCAGCTTCAGTATCAAAGTAGAGACAATAACCATCGGGATTATTATCAAGGAAGTTCTTAACCACAGCGAGAGAGAAGAAAGTCTTTCCAGTACTAGACTCTCCAGCAATAGCAGTAATCTTATTCCCAGATACACCACCAAGTAAACTACCTGAAACCAGTGCATTAAAAATGAATGAACCCGTATCAACATAAGTTTCTGTTTCGTCAATGTCAGCAGCAAGTTGTGTATACTCACCACCAATCTCTTTTACAATATCTTTAAGAAAATCCATTATGCTACCATCCCATATTCTTCACGTAAGATTTTTTTGTATGGAAGACCTTGCTCCCTAAGTTCTTTTACAAGTTTAAGTTTTTGATAAAGTGCAGTATCCCCACCGAGATGCATAGCACTTACGATTGTATTCAGTTCTTCGTCGTTAATTGGCAAATCCATTAGGAAAAAAATGATTCTAGAGTAATTGTTTTTTCAACTTTCCAACCAATTGCATCAAGGATGACCCTCATAGGTTCCAAGAATGCTTTATTGAATTGTAGTTCATAGTCGATGTATTTGTCCAATCCCAATTCTTTAGGAAATTCTTGAATATAAGAGATTACATTTTCTCTCATTGGGTTAGGAAGTTTTAAATAACAAAATTTAATTTTTTCACCGTTCTGAATTGCTGCATACTTTTTATCCAGTTTCTTTTCCTTAATAAAATGATTATACAAAAGAGCACCACGAACGTGAATCGGAGTTCCCTTCCCGTAGATTGTTGCATGTGCTTTATGTTTGACCACATCAGACACAGTTCTTGGGAATGAAATCTCTTCAACGGAAAGATTAGTAAACTCTTTTCTAGACTGTTCAATATAATCAATCATATCATCTTCAGTCTTAGTCATGATGAGTTTAAGAGCATCCTTAATCATTTGACGACAAGGAGCAGGAGTAGAAGATTTGACTGCTTCTAGTCCCATAATCTTTAGTTTTGGTTGTTCATATCGAACACCTTCACTGTCCCACACATTAAGAATGTATCGTTTCTTGGCAGTCCAGATTCCACGGTCAGCAATGTTCTCCCGTTTCATCTGCATCTTCTGCTCGTATGCATTCACATAGTCAGCCAATTCTTGGTAAGAACTTTCAATATAAGGCTCAAGTTCCATTTTACAGATCTTATCAAGGAACGAGACAATTTTCTCACGAGTCTCCTCTCTTCCTTTGTATACACATTTAACCAAAGGACCCATATTAAGATAGATAGAATCAGTATCTGAAGCAATAACATAATCAACATCATCAGTTTTCAACACCTTATTTAGATACTTGTTCATCTTCCCCTCAATCCAACGGATTGATACCTGCCCAGACAAAGTAATTGCCTCAGCATTTGCTAGTTTATAGTATCTAAAATATTGGTTTCCGATGGCACCATAAGCAGAGTTCAGAGAAATCTTTTTTGCCATCTGAATGTTATTGCATCTAGCAATCTCCTTTTCCAATTCCTTGGTGGGAGTTTTTTCATATGCTTTCTTTGCCTCAATCATCTTCTTTTTGAAGATAACTCGGTCCCCATACATCTTCTCCATCAACTCAGGAAGGAATCCCTTCACGTCCTTACGATACATAGCACCATTGGCACAAACCGCATAATCCTTATAGAGTTCAAAGTTAATTTGCTCCTGGAGAATTCTATCCACAGTTGCTTGAGGATGCCTCTCATCTAGAAGTGTTTCTGGAGAGATATTATATTGCATAATAAGATGAGGATACAGAGAATTGAGGTCAAAACTGACAACCCAATCATAAATCCCAGGAATTGGTTCTTTGACATATGCCCCTGCATATTTTTCATCTTTTGATGATTTATCTTTTGGGGGAATAACAATGTTGCGTTTCTTAAGATAGTTGTAAATAATGGCATCCCAAGTTCTTACCTGAAAAAACACATCATTATAATTAACCTTAGCATCATATGCCATCGTCAAAAGCAATTCAATGAGTTTCATCTTGTCTTCCAGTTGGTCAACAAGTTCAACGTCCTTGATGTTATAATCAACGAACTTTTGCCAATCCTTAGTATAGAAATCTCGGAAAGTGTCAAACTCGGAGTGGTCCAACTTTTTTTGTCCCAGTTCCACAAATGCAATATGGTCTAGTCGGTATGATTCTTGGTTTGTGTAAGTAAATTTCTTATACAAATCAAGATAGTCAATCACAGACACACCAGCAATCTCATAGGAGATTTGCTCTCTACCCTGAATCACAAGTTCTTTCCTGCGAATATTACCCCAAGGAGAAAGACGACGTGCTTCCTTCTCTCCCAGAATCCGTTCAATACGTCCTGCAATATATGGAATATCATAAAGTTCACAGTTCCATCCAGTGATGGCATCTGGAGTATTCTGTTGCCAAAATGCAAGGAAACGATGAACCAAATCGATTTCATCAGAACACTTTACATATGCAACATCCTTACGGGTATTATCATAATTCCTTGCATTTGCAAAACAAACAATCTGCTTTGTTGCATAATTCTGCAGAGTAATTGTCAGAATTTCTTCTGCACAATCAAAGACATTTGGGAATCCACCCTCGGCAGACACCTCGATATCAATTGTAAACAATCGAATTTTTGTAATATCAAATTTGATTTCTTCTTCTGGATATTTGTCTGAGATGTACTGTGCTTTATAATTATCATTACCATAGACAGTAAATCCCTCAACCTTAGAATACTTGTCTAGAAATTCCTTACAATCAGAAATCTTTCCAGGATGAATAGGTTCGACTGGATATCCATCCAACGTTCTATATTTTGTTTTTTTCTTTGAAG